AACGCTTTTGTAAAAGATGGAGCCCCTTTGTCTGTGTTTGGATAGGCTATGTCGAGCGCATCGAAGGCAGAGGCAATAGATTTTGCGGCCCAGATCTCAACGTCTTTGCCACACAGCCGCTTAATCTTTTTGTTGGTTTCAGCCTCACGTTTTAACAGAAGATCACGGGTTCTTTCCAGGTTATCCTGATCTATCCGCACTCCTCGCCACGTCATATCTATCAAGCACGGCAGTAGTTCCAATTCCAAGTTTGCTATCTGCCACAATTCTTCTTTAGTCAGTAACGCTGAGAAGTGTTGCCATAATTCAAGCGCCAACACGGCATCGCCCTCTGCATAAGGTCCGACATGCATAGCGGGCATCAGATACATTTCTGATTTGGGGTCGAGACCAAAGGAACGTGCGGCTTCGATCAACCCCTTCTCGCTTTTGATTTTGTTTAAGTAGTCGTAAGACAAAGAATTAAGCGAGTAACTAAAACGGTTTTCATCCAACAGAGCGGCTAACACCATGGTGTCAATCAGCCGCCCATTTAATTTAAAGCCCATACGCCTAATCCACCCGGCATCATATTGCGCGTTGTGCATTACTTTATCAGCGGGGCACTCGAAAACCTTCTTTAGCCATTTGTTCACTATTCGTTCATCAAGATTACCGCCGCCATTGTGACGGATGGGGATGTAGCCCTTCCAATTCTCTACCGCTATAGCGTAGCCAATAACTTCACCATCACCAGTAGCCCAACCTGGCCCATTGTTTTTTAGGTTCGGGTCCTTCGTTTCAACGTCGATAGCAATCGTTTTGGCATCAAAGATGTTGGGAAGCTCAGTCGGCGGTATCCACTCCGAGTCAGGCGTAAACATGGATAGCTGTAGATTTTTATTCTTCATATTTTAGTTCTAGTTGCGAGGTTTTCTCCCTTGTGCAGAGGGACTCAAGAGCGTGTTTTAAAAACTCTGACGACAAACGAAGCATTTCTATCGGCGTAAGCTCTTTCGTATAGTGCTCACCGTCGATGACGACATTAACAGTTTTTTGTGTGGGGTATACAAGTATTTGTTTTTCCATGACTTTTCCTTATATTATGTAGCTTTGCATTGGGTGAATAGGTTCGATGACATATAAGTTTTTGCGGGTTCGTGTGACCCCAACATAGAAAACACGATGTGTGTCGTCCGGGTTGTCTAAAAAATCTCTGTGTGCCGCGCCGCTTAAGTCGGTAAAGATAGCGACATTGTCCGCTTCTCCTCCCTTTGACCCGTGGATCGTGGATACTGCTATACGAGGCTTGGCGTTAAACTTCTCGCCCCGTCGTAAAAGCGCGGTGATGTAAGCCCTGTCTCTTTCTGGCAACTTATCCATCGCGTCGTGCCAGATCATGTCTGTAGTGGCTTGAAGCCCCAGGTGCCGCGTCAGGTGCTCCATGTCGTACAAATCGTCATCATCAACGCCCGGAGCTTTTTTAAACCCTCGCTGTACGCGGTCTCCAACCGACATAAAACTGTAAATAGCTTTGACGGCTTCACCTGTAATATGCTTGCCGTTTCGCAACTGCTCCCAGCCGTTAATCGCTAAACTGATTTTATCGCTAATAGATCGTCGGCCTTGGTAGGTAAAAAGATGACCGTCGTCTCGAAGCATACTGACCACGGGCGCAAGCATATATGCGCTCTGTGCTAATATAAGCCATGAGCCCTCAGTGACATCGAGATCCCAAATCGTTGCAAGATGTTCTACATGCCCACGCTCTTCGCGAGGCTTGTAGACTTTTGGAACACGGCGATCTATGCGATTGACGACACGTTCTGCCATAACGTGTACCTCGCCAGGGACACGATAGGATTGCTCTAGCACCTCGTAGCCGCCGTCTAGGTTGATAAACTGTTCCACATCAGCCCCTGCCCATCGGTAAATCGCTTGGTCATCATCGCCTGCACAAATCGTTCTCTCGCTGTTTTCTGCTATGATGTTTGCGACATCCCATTGTAAGGGAGATAAATCTTGCGCCTCGTCAATAAACGAAATTAAAAGACGCGGGCACACATTCTCTTGCACAAAAACAGATAGCATGTCGGTGAAATCGTACACGTCCATTTGCTTTCGGTAGTTATCAAAGCCTCTCGCAACATACTCTAATGTTAGCCAGTCAATGTTTGTATGCGTGTCATCATACTGTTTTCGCAAAGAAACTTTACGCAAACGCGCAAGGTTGATGAGGTTGATAAAAGGATTATTGTTTTTGCTCAGATCCTCCACGTCCTCAGGGTCAGAAGCTTTGCTATTACTTAATTCAATGCCAAGCTCGTTACTCAACTCTTCGTAATGCTCTTTTTGCATAATTTGTTCCTGGCGTATGCCAGATAATCGAAGCGCGAAAGAGTGTAGCGTTCTAAACCACGGTAAATCGTCCTCCGTTAAATTAAATCGTTTACAAGCACGTTCGATGGCCTCTCGACTCGCCTGTTTCGTAAAAGCAAAGTAGCCGATTAGTTTGGGGTCAATACCCTCCTCCAAAGCGCGGTCAACGCGATCTAACAACGCCGTTGTCTTGCCTGTTCCGGGTGGCCCTAGTATTCTAAAAATACTCAAAACGGCACCTCATGTTCTGACTTGAAATCAGGGGCGTCGATTTTTACTTCGTTGATGTCAAAAGCTGGTATTTCGTAAACCCGCACGGTTCTCTTTTTAATCTTGATAGCCGTACTTTGACCTCCGATATCGCGTAGACGTTGAGCTACCTGGTGTGTTTTGTAATCAAAAAATTTGTTTCGTTTTAAGAACTCCATCAGGTCTTTCAGCCTGAAATACGTCTTGCCGTCCTCTGTCCAAGGCTTTCGTAAAAGTATCTCTTCGCGGTCCCGTGCTTGCTGTTTATGAGAGGTAAACTCTTCTAAATAGTCATAAAAGATCCCGTCAGTTGATGCGTCTTTGGCGACCTCGATAATGCTACTTTCGGTCTCTCTCATTTCTTTCATTAACGTGCTGATGCGCGTCTCCCAGACAGGCTTTGTCAGCGTCAGCGGCATAAAGTTCAACTGTTCCATGCTCGCTTTTTGAAACGCGGGTTGGCTCAACAAACCATCGGTATCTAGCTCTAGCGGCTCACCATTTACGTCCAAAAACCAAACAGGCGGTGTCGAATTATACTTTCGCAAATTAGCCATGACGCTGTTATTAGCCCCGCCACCAATGCCGAACTTTCGCAGCATACAAAGTTGTTTATTACAGAAGGCGTTGATGGGGGCATCTGAGCATTTGTACATGTAGTCTTTTGTATTTAATTGTTTGACTACGGCGTTCACCTCTGAAAGAGGCAGAGGCGAGGTAAAATAGAGCATGTTTGCTTGAAGTAATTTATCTTGCCAATCGTCAGGAAATGCTTTCTTGTAGAAAACGCCGTAAGAAAAAAGCGCGTTGTTGCGTGAGCCTTCGTCCACTTTGTTTTTAGATAAGGTATTCAAACAGGGTGGCCCGTCAGGCAGGGGGTCATCCACCCCAGAGATGGTCTGTTCTTGTTGTAAAGCTTTTATTTGTTCCGTGGTTCGCGAATGTTGGTCATAAAGCTCAAAAAACTCTTCCAGGGTTGCGCTTGTGCCGTCATCTTTGATGGCGTATCGCAAGCCCTCTTCCGCATCAAAATACGGCAGGTTTAAGAAGTTACCTACGTCATCGCGTTCTAAATGCAGTTTGATTTGTTTTGGAAAAATCTCTGATCCGGTCAGCCCCAAGGTGGCGGCGATTTGTTGAAGCGCACGTTGCATGTCCTCTGCGCTTACCCATGTTTGGGCGAAGAGAAAACAATGTGCCCCGCCGCTCTTAGAGCGACACACGACAAGCGGCAGTTTGAGTTTACGAATTTGTTCGACTAAAGCTTTGTGATCGAGTGGGTATTGATCGATGTCAATACACCCCCAAACCGACTGATTGTCTTCGTTAATAGGAATAATTCCTAAAGAGCGCGTACCGTCTAGGTGTTGTTTCCAGGTTTTCTCTGTGCGCGGCTCTCGAACGATAGCGGCTTTGCCTGTCGCTTTGCCATTGGCGGCTTTACCGTTTACGCGGTAGGTACCGTGCGCCAGCTTCAGTCCTGCGAAAATTCTCGCAAATTTCTTGATATCCATGATTAAAAAAGGGGACGGCTTTCACCGTCCCCGATCCAAATCAGAAAGGAATGTCGTCGGAATCAATCGAAGGGGCGTCAACCTCCGAGGTATGTTTGACGTTAACATCGCCTTCTGAAACGGACTCGTTAAACTGCTTTGCCGCGGCGTAAAGAGCGGCATCACCCTCTTCCTCGCCAAGCAAACGCACCTTGGACATCTCCCAGCCGTGCCAAGAACCTTTACTATTCTCTTCGCCTAAAGTCTTTAGTCGATAAACATGACTAAAGCGCGGCGGTGTAAAAGGCCCGTTCGATCCTTGTAAGGTTGTCGAACTAATCATCGAGTTCCACTTGCGTGATTTCTTTAACTGTGTGGACTTCATCGCAACTAGCGCCCGTTCAAAGCCGCCATCCTCGTTCAAAACAAGAACAAAATGTTGGTGAGTTTCTTCCAGATAATGACCACTACCATCGAGTAAATAATCTTTGTTATCCTCCGAACTTCTTTCTACTTTCGGCATATCATCACCGGGCGCGTAAATTTGCACCGGAGCACCTGTGCCCTCACCTAATGGTGCCCACTGGATAAATCGACGCTGATAAGCCGCACTAATAACCTCAATTCCTTCTTTTCCCTTGTAAACCCGGTTACTTACGGTGTTGTAAATGTCGCCTTTTCTAGCTTCCTCAAGATTATCAAGCTCTCGCGACATACCTCCTAGTATTTTTAGAAACGGAAGCGCAAGGTCATCTTGAGACATGTTTTCCATGCCCTGACCAGCGTCCTGCTCAAACATCGATGGATTAAACGCAATTACGTTTGATTGCTCTTTTTTTGCTACTTTTTTACCAGCCATTTTATTTACTCCCTCTGTCAATTTTTGCACGTTGTCCTATGAATGCGCCAAACAATTCGGTGGGGAAATCGTCCCCGCTTTCAACGCGCTCTTTGATCCACGCTCTTAGGGTGACGTGGTGAACGCCTTGCTTTTCAGTTGTTTCAACGCCAATTTCTGCCGCAGCTTTTATAAAACTTGCCGCAGCTTCGTCTTCGCCCGCGCCAAACGCGGCTTTAACTTCATTTTTTATTATATCACCAAAGCCGTTTTCGCGTAACCAACCTAACGCAGTTTCGTGATTTGCCGCGGTGATGTTGCCCGAATAAATAGGTTTAACGCTTATTTTTGAGCCATCAGATAATTCTACTTTTGACAAACCTATCTCCTGCATAAGAGCGGGTAGCTCTTGATCGGTTAAAGCAAGCAAGTCTTTCTTCGCTTGTTTGGCTTCCTCGTTTAACCGTTCAAGCTCTTGTTCTTTAGCCTGAATTTTTCTTGAAATTGCGGCAACACTTTTTAAGTCACCGCTTCTAAGTTTATCGACGCCGTCTTGGATCTTATCCTCATAGGCGTCCTCCATTTGTTTAAACAATTCGTTCATCGCGTTTCCTCTTTCGTGTTTAGCTGACGTTCGCCAGCTTAATTGACACTACACATATATTCGCATATATATAGCGTGTCAACAGGAAAATATAATATGTTCGATTTTAAAACAAAGCCGTATCAACACCAACTGACAGCCTTGGAAGAGTCGTGGTCCGCGAACTTCTTTGCGCTTTTTATGGAAATGGGCACCGGAAAGTCAAAGGTAGCGCTCGATACTATCGCCACCCTTTATAAAGAACAGAGATTAAACGCGGCACTAATCGTTGCACCGAAAGGCGTCTACTCAAATTGGGTTGAGGGTGAGATCCCAACGCATTTGCCTGACGACATACCTATTTTAATGTCTCAGTGGCGACCCGTTCAATCAAAGTCTTTTGCAGAAGAGATGAAGATCTTGGTTTCTGATCCATTTGACGGCCTTAAAATATTTGTTGTCAACGTCGAGGCGTTTTCAACACCCAGAGGCACAAAAGCTGCCGCTGCATTCTTATCTAAGAACCCTGAGAACATAATGATCGTTGACGAGAGCACAACCATTAAGAACAGAAAAGCCTTACGGACTAAAAACATCATGAAATGCGGTGACTTAACTAAATATCGCCGTATCTTGACAGGATCGCCCATTACGAAAAGCCCAATGGACTTGTTCTCGCAAGCTCAGTTCCTATCCCCGCAGGCGTTAAATTTTAAAAGTTACTATAGCTTTCAAAATAGATACGCGAACATCGTGCGGCGCACCATGGGGGCCCGACAATTCCAAGAGATTGTTAGTTACAAGAGACTGGACGAGCTAAATGAAAAGCTCGAACGCTTTAGCTACCGCGTTCTAAAAGACGAGTGCTTGGATTTACCGGGCAAGATTTATTTAAAACGCAACGTGGAGCTTACGGATGAGCAGGCGCGAGTTTACAAACAAATGAAGAAACTCGCTTTAGCGCAACTGGATACCGGGGAGCTTGCAACGACGCAGAGTGTTTTAACCCAGATTATGCGACTGCAACAAATATGTTGTGGGTTTTTTCAACCCGACGACAGTGAAATAGAAGAGTTACCCTCTAAGCGCATGGATGCGCTGCTAGATGTCATCGAAGAAGCGCAAGGCAAAGTTATCATTTGGGCGTCGTGGACACATGACATTCGTAAAATTACAAAGGCTTTGGAAGATCGTTTCGGGTCTGACGCGGTTGCCGCATATTTCGGTGAGACAAAACAAGACGAGCGACAAGATATTGTTAATCGTTTCCAAGACAAAGATGACCCGTTACGATTTTTTGTCGGACAACCGCGCACCGGGGGTTTTGGTCTGACGCTTACAGCCGCTAATACTGTAATTTATTACAGCAATCAATACGACTTAGAAATACGTTTGCAAAGCGAGGACCGTGCACACAGAATCGGGCAACGCAATGCGGTAACCTATGTCGATTTGATTGCGCCCAAGACCGTGGATGAGCAAGTCATCAAAGCTCTAAAACAAAAGATGGTCCTGAGCGGGGCCGTCCTAAACGAAGAAGTGCGTAAGTGGCTTACCTAGAAGTCACCCGCGTTGTTTAAAAAAGGTCCCAATCCCACCACCGTTGACCGCGCCGCCTTTAGCCCCAAGTGCAGGACGAGCCAGCATATCTTGCGGGCCAAAAGCAAACGCGGCACGAGCCGGATCGATGGGACCGCCACCCAGGGGTGGTCTAGGTGGCGGGGCGACCGCGGCTACCTGTCTTGGCGAAACAGGTAGCGGGGTGGTAGCAGATGTAGTGGGAGGCTTATCCGCTACCACCTCCGGGACAGGGGTAGCATCTAATAATGCTACCTCGTCATTTTCGTTTTCGTCCTCTTCTACGCCAGAGGGTAAAATATCTATTTCCTCTGTACCTGTTTTAATCGCCGCAGGTAGACCTCTTCGTGCAACTGCAATTCTTGATTCCAGTAGTATATTTCTGGCAATTTCTTTGGCATTTTCCGTTAAAGGTTTCGAGTCAGGTCCTTCTGTTTGTCTAATGACCCTCATTATGTAACCTAATTTTGCGGGGTTAGAAAATAACTCTAAAAAGCCGTCTGCTCTTTTGCCGACGTCGCCATTAATAAAAACATCGTCTCCAATAGCGGCACCTGCTGTTCCTATCTGTAATTTAGCCGTGGTGCCTGACGTTAAACCAGGTAGCAAATTTGTTATTTTATCAACAAAATTAGTGAAGATCACGTTTCCCGCAATACGAGCAGACATACGCTTTATTACCCCGGGCCTCTCTCCGAGAATAGAGGCCTGCTCGCCCCCAAAATTGTCCCTTAAATTTTTAATACTTTGCTTGATATTATCTAATTCTTGTTTACTAGCTAATCCATTATCAATTAAAAAATCAGCAATGGGAACTTGCCGTATTTCTCTTTTGATATTTCTATTTGGATCTGTCTGAAACAATATTTCAGAAAAAACTTCAAAATTTATTCCTTGTTTACTGTTTTCCCCCGCTAGATCCTTAGCGTAGTCTAAGACCAAACTTTTTAAACCTTGTTTTGCCTCATTAACAATTTGTGTATTAAGGTCGTCTACCTGAGATTGACTTAAGCCATCAATATTTAAGTTTTCTACAATACCCGTAGGAGCAAGCTCATTATCTTGAATAGCTTTTAAAAAACCACGAGGATCCTGTTTAATCCTATCTTCCATTGCTCTAATCGGGTTCATTAATGTATCAAAAGCTCTTTTACCCCCAGTGACTCTTCTTCCGCTTAATCCGCTGTTAAGGAGAGATAAAAAGTCTTGATTGTTTTTAGATTTTGGGTCGTTTGCAAAAACTGTCCAAAGCTGTTGCTGCTTAAACTTTTTATATTCATCTTTAAGGTCTAAAACTATTTTTTCTGCGTCACCCGCACGATCTGCAATTTCTCGAAATTTTCTACCTATCTCTGGAACTAAATCAAATAATTTACCTTCGTTCCCATCTGGACTCGAATTATCTTCAACAAGTTGTTTTAACCTAGAGGGAGAAATGTTTAAAACGCCATCCGCAGAAAAAGCTTGTTTTGTTGGTGTTTCAAAAGTAAGAGCCGTTTGAGGATCTGTGCTTGAACTAACAGGCGTTTTTGTTGCCGCCTCCAAAACACTGATGATCTGAGATCGGACACTTTGCGGTGCCGTATCCGGAACAACCACGTCCTTAAGTATGCCTACGTAAGAGGGATCTCCCTCTCCTAAAGTTATAGACTGACCCCCGCGAATAGGAATAACTGTGCCCATAGGGTCCCGCCCAAACTTCTCCACTCTTTGCAGATCAAGTATTTTTGTAGAGGTAACGTCTCCGTTTAATATTGAAAGTTCTTTTAAGATTAAATCAACAGGTGTTGCGGAACTGTCTTGGTCCATACGATAAAATCTACCAACAAGCCCTTTTTTTACCACCTCTTTGTACGCTCTATAATAAGCGTTAGCCGCACCTAAACGATTAAGAACCGTTTCGTTAATAGGATCTCCTGTTTTAGTTACCCTGTTTATACCTTCAGGCGCCATTAACACTTTATCCGTGAGAAGTCCCTCTAATTGCGAGGCCCTTGCCTTTACCACATCATTGACATTAACATCCCTAGATACGGCCCTTAAATCTTTTACAATATCGTTTATGTCATTATACTCAACTTCAAAGTCAGCTTCACGCCCGGTGTCTACTGCTTTTTGTTGTTTTGAGTAAGCTAAAAGATCTTTAAGGGCTCTGTCATAAACAGGTTGCCCGGTTTTCCTCATAGAAAAACCCCTAATGTTAGAGCGCAAAAAATCTTCATCAAGAATAAATCTGTTTTGGTCATCAAAAACTAATATATGATCTGGAACATCCTTATAAAGGCGGTTTGCATTATCCTTAAACTTTGTATTTAAATCTCTCAAACGAGTAATAAGAAGTTCTGCGTACCGTCTATCTGTGCCGCGCTCCGGATTTATTCTTTTAAAAGCTTGAGTTAACTTAGCAACTCCCTCCGCAAGTTGTTTTTTCATACTCACTTCTTCTAGATATTGATTAAAATCTACAGCAAGTTTGTATCCAAGTTCTTTATCTTGAAGCGCTACTCTATTTATACCACTTACAATTTTATTAACTTCTAAATCAACGACTTTTTGTTGAGCTTCATCAAAGTCGCCGCCAAATTTTTTAACTTGATCTTTTATTTGAGATAAGATGGGATTTTTAAACAAAGGTCTTAATTGTTCCGCAGTGGGTTCCGTCCCCTCTTTAAAAGAGTCGGCCCCTAATTCTTTTTCAATTATACTTATTTCTTCCTCTGAATAATTTCCCGCTCGTAACTTATCAATTACGGTTGCCGCCGCACCTCTTTGGGCTGATCGGGCCCTAACATTTGCTGCCGCTGTGAGGTAATCAACTTGTTTAAATTTTTTCGCACCTTCTCCGGCCCCCCTCATACGCGAAACTTCTTCTGGTATGCCTTTTATCGCTTTGGTAAAAAAGTCACCAAACAACCTAGTGGGGGAAAGCCTCACTACGGCAGTTCCAATCGCAGGTGCTGCCATCTCAGTGGTGGCTACAAGACCTGTCCTCTCCGGAAAATTGCGTTCCGCGGCACCTGTAGCAAGTGTCGTAAGGGCCGTTGCTCCTACCTCTCCCACAGCCGTCGCCACAGGTCTTTCTCGTGCAACTCTTCCAATCATCCCAGTAACATCTTCAAGGCCTCTTAGTAGGGTTGCCGAAGTGCCGCCTCTCATAGGAACAAGACCGGATATCTCTTGCTCCCCAAGTTTTACTTTTCCTATAAGTGAACTAACGCCAAGGTTAACACCTCGGCTTCCAATACTATAAGGAGTAACACCGCCATAAACACCCGCAGCAAGCGTCTTAGTCATAGCCGCTTGCACACGATCTGTAGGATTTATTGGGGGCAACTCCCCGGTAATTAATTGCTTTATTACTCTTGCGGTGTCCTCCCCCGCTATCGCTGATATAACAGGGACTGCGACCACACTTACCGCAGCTAAGGGCGCATATCCTGGGACGGCTTTTTTACCCAAACTCTTGGGGCTAGGGTCTAATAATTCACGCAATACGGGCGCCACCGCTTTAGCTCCGTAAATAAACCCGGCTGTAGCACTAGCGGCCTCTGGACTTACCTCTAAAAAATAATTAAGAACATCAAAATCACGAGCGTCTGTAAATTTAGAGTAAAATTGCCTTAAAGAGAGCGCCCTGTCCTCCTCAGACTTACCCTGAAATTCAGGGAGTAAGTCGTAAATAGGAGCCGTGCCGTCTTGAATGGAGCTTAAAGATAAATTTCCTGCACCATATTTTTCTTGAAGTTTTAATATGGTTTCTTCTGCTAGTTGCACAGGCCCCCCGACCGCACCAAACTTTGATACAGCCCGGTCTACATCGCTTTGAGTAAGTTTAACGGGTTTAAAGTCAATAAAATCCGGAACAGGCTTTTCAGTCTCATCTGCAAGACCAAAGTCCTCCTCTGTAAGAGCGAGATCAGGTGGATTTCTAACCTCAACAGGAGTGGCTTCAGGTATAGGACTTAAAGTGTTCATCTTATCTCATCCTGATGTTTAATTGACTACGGAGCCGCTTGTCGTAAAGCCCCGAGTATATTCATATAATCCTTCTTTAAGCTTCTTAAACTTCTTAAAGCAAGGATTCTTGATGTGAATTCTTTCTTATCCAATTCTTGAAGATCTATAGCCTCTAAGACAGACTCTTCTTCTACCTCTAATTTTGAAATTAAAGTTCCAATTTTGTTTGTAACAGAATTCATACCTTTGATAGGATTCGCTGCACTTGGGGCAAAATCTAAGAATATTTGTTGAATCTGAGCGTTGTCTCTTCCAGGGGTAGATTGCAAAAGAGCCGCTAAAAGTTCTTTTTGCAACATGTCAAAAATATTTGTTCCAAGATTAGAGCTAGATCCGGGCTTAACGCCAAACAATGTACCAAGCATTGAGGCCTCCATGACAGCGTTTGCAGCGTTTGCCAGCAAACCCTCAGTTCCTACTGAGGTAACAATTCCGTCATAAATCTCGCCATCTTTTTTATTTAAAGATTTTTTAACTTGCTCTAAATAACTAGGGGCTTCTTTTTTTAACAACCTTTCTCTAATTTGTTCTCTGGAGGCAGGGCCGGTGCCAAACACCTTAGCCTCTAAGGCATTTATCATACTGGGTCTTAGATTTCCAAACTTTCTATGATGATCTATAAGCTGCTGAGACACTTCGTTAGAAAACTCCGGTATCACCAAAGTTGATTTTTGACCATCAAAAACCCTTTTTCCCGACAAAGCAGCGGAAGCTAAAGTTGCTATACGTCGAGTTTCAGAGTCGTTAAGTTTGCCTTCAGCAAATAATTTACCTGTCGTTGTCGTCGTTCCATCTTTAAGTTTTCTTGTTTCATCCATAAGAACAGGCAAAGAAGCTGACGCATTTTTTACTAAGTCAATCTGTTCACCAAGTTTTGCTCTTTGTTCCGCAATATCTTGTTTACGCTTCTCTATCTCAAGTTTTTTCTCTTGTAATTCTATTCTTTTCTTTTCGTTAGCGTCTCTCATTGCTGCGGTAACACTTCTTAACTCACGATCCGCCGCGTTTTCTAATCGTGTGAAATCTTGACGGCGCCGTTCTTTTATAAGGTCTCGATTAAATTTCTTTTCTGCCTCGATTGCCCTTAACTGAAACTTAGTATCTTGCAGTTGGAACTGTATCGTGCCTTTAGCAGCAATTTGCTGCATAGTCAGATCCCCTCGCAAGGTTATATTCTTAGCCTCAAGGTCTCTTTTAAGCTCTTCTAAACTCGCCGCTTGTTGATTTAACTTATCGTCTCTTTCTAAAGTAAAGACATTTTGTTTTTCTTTTTCTAAAATTCTAAGTTCTGAGTTGAGACGGGCTACTTGTTTAGTGTTGTCAAGTTTTTGAGCGTTAGAAATTTTTTCTCTTAAAGCTTTAAGGTCGCTATCTAACTTTAAATTTTCCGCTTTATATTTAGCTCTAGATTTTTCAAGAGCTTCATTATTTATACGTTCTCCCTTTAATTTAAAATTCATTTGAGACAGATCAATAGCTGCCTGAAGTTGCTTGGCTTTTAATTCTTGCGTTGCCTTTGTTTCAGCCGTAATTTTTTGTTCAGCGGAAGAAAGGGCCGAGAGCCGCGCTGCTTGAATCGCTTTTCTCTCCTCATCTTTAGCTTTTTGTTCTTGTGCGCCTAATGCAGCAATGGTCGGAAATAATTTAGTTTGTTCAATAGATTGTGCTAAACGCTCCGCAGGCGAGAACCGTTGTCCCGCCGCGATTTCGGCTTGTGTTGGAGACGCAAATGCAAGCCCTGTCTGTGCTAAAGCAAACAACGCTTGAGCTTGAGCCTGACGGCGGCGCTCTTCAGGATCACTCGCTGTTCCCCTGACAACTTCTTCATAAATCGGTGAAACTTCTCTAAAAACCTGCTGTACACGATCACCATACGTAATTGGTTTATCTTTTGAAGGGTCAAAAAGACTAGCTATACCACTTCTATTTATCGCCATCCCGTTATCCTTTAAACAGGTATGTTTTCTTCAACCATCATGCCGCCGGGTGCCGCCGCCATGTCCATAATACCGCCCATAGGTGGAGCTTCGCCCATCTCTTCGCGGGCCAAGGAACCTATACCCTGATCCAAAGCAGTCAACCCTATAATGGGCTGCACCATCGCTAACACGGAGTCAGGCGTTTGACTAGCGTCCTCTGGTCCGACCAGTTCAGCCAACTCCTCGCGTCGTTCACTTGTCGTGGCAGGAAAACCGCGGACCATGTTCATCATTTCTTCAAAGGTCTCTGCGTCCTCCACGTCTTTTCCGCCCGTGTTCATGGCAAACTGGTTCAACGCATTCTCCACCATAGGCAAACCTGCCTGGATCTCTTCCGCAGCCGCCTGTTGTATCTCTGGAGGCGCATCCATAACTTGTTGTTCTGCCATCATCATCTGAGCGGGCGAACCTCCAGCCATCATAGCCGGGTCCATCATCGGTGGCTCAATCACGCCGCCTTCTTGCTTACCAATGGGAAGATTGCCCATCCTCTCCATCGCTCGACGGTTTTGTTCTTCAACCATTTCAGAAAACGCTGGGTCCACATTCACGATAGGAGCCCCTGGGCCTCCAAACATAGCCTCTCTGTTTAAAGCTTCGGCTTCTGGTTCATTTATTATCCTGTCATCAGGAGTTTGTCGTATTAAGTCCTGCGGGCTCATTACCCTTGGGTCCATCATTGCGGGGCTCGCCATCGGAGCACTCATGGGTAAAGGCACCATTCCTCCTGCGGCCACTTCTTCCGGGGACATCCCAGTAACATTTTCTATTAGGCCTCTTACGAAACGGTTCTGAAGCAACCCTGCGGCTTCCATGTCAGCAATATTGTTACGTATAAAAGTTTGAACTTGCTCTGTAGTGCCGCCACTAGCTAAGTCTAAAAGTCTTTGACGCAAAGAGTCGGCTGCTACATCACCACCCTCCTGCATAAACTGTACGCCTCGGCCCATAAGAATATCCTTTCGGGTAATCTCACCGTCGCCACTTAGATCGGGGAAAGCCGCTCCGCCGTCCTTAAACATTTGTCGTTCCATAACCGATCTGTTCATCATCCGAATAACCCCGTTTTTGCTGCGCCGCCTGCCGCGGCTAATCCTGCTATACCCAAACCTAATATTCTTTCACCGGGCGACGTTTGTGGTGACGCACGGTTTGCAAAAGACATCTGTGAGGACGGTGCCCCTTTATAGATGTCTGACAAGAATGCAACCCTTTGATAAGGCTCAAATAAAGTTTGTAAAGTGCTTTGGCGACCAGCCTCTAACTGTGCTTGAGCTAAGGCACGACGTTCTGCACCTAACTGCCTAAGAGCATCTATATCTCGTAAAGCTAACTGCTGTCTTTGGTCGGCTAACGCGGCTTGTTGACCTAATAAACCTGATTGTTGACCTAATAAACCTGCTTGTTGTTGTATGCCTTGCAAACCCAGTTGACCTATCGCAGACCCTGCTTGCAACTGCCGGGCTTTAGCAGCTTCAAATGCCTGTTGTGCGCGTTGAGCCGCAGACTCAAATCCTGCTAACCGCATTTGTGCCGCGGTCCGCCCTTGTTGTTCTAGAATGTTACGACCAAGTTCTGATTCTAATATAGCTTGACGAGAACCGCCGAAGGCCCCCGCCTGAGCCGTTCGACCACCTAGTTGTGTGGCTTGAACATCTCCGGCTCTTCTAATATCAGCAAGGGCCTGTTGCACCGCCGCAGCTTCAAACGGGTTCATAAATTCTTTTGTGGTGGCAGGATCAAACTGACCAATGCCCCCTCTTAACACGTCTTGACCAGCACTCACCTGTTCTCCAACACCGGGGATAAGCGAAGCTATACCTTCTCCTACCGTACCTAACCCTGCTTCTACTGTACCCAATAGAGGCTGATAACCCCCGATACCTGCCTGATTTTGTGCCTGTCCTATGGCGGCAGTTGTTAAAGGATCCTCTCCCGCTACCGCAAAACCCGGTAGTGCTAAGGGCTGATCCGCTATTATTTTTGCGCTATCAAGAAGCCCAATTCGGCGCTTTTCAATTTCTGGTGCTTCACGGACGATTTGTGTTTCAGTAGCCATTAGGCAGCAGCCCTCCCGCGCATTTCAAGGTTGCTCATCATATCATACATAGTGCTAATACCATTATTAAGATTACCTTGACCCGTGGGATCCGCACCGCGGACCGCGTCTGTTGTCATGACAAACTCTCCCGGCATGAGCATGGCGCGAACACTGTCTTCATTAGGGGTGCCTTCGTTAGGACCGATACCCCCGGTGCGTCTTGGGAAAACGTCGCCACCATCTTCAAAGGTTCTTACGGGAGCCATTGCTCCCAAACCAGCAACCAAATATTTCTTACCCTCCTCAGTTCTGGTTCCATCGGGATTGTAGAAGTAAGTAGAATAATCTTCTGGGTAACCCGCAGCTATGAGATATCTTTTATACTCCGCGGCTGTTTGTTCTGGAGAGGGTGGATCTGGTGTGTCAAAGAATCCTCCGGCTGCTGCCGCTCCAGTTGCTGCTGCCGCCGCAGGACCAAAAGTTCTAATTAAGCCCGGCCCTAAACTACTTTTAGTAACTCCCGCTGCCGCCTTTTCTGCTATCTTGTCCAAGATGCTTTGAGAAGCATTAGGGTTTGCTATTTTAAAAGCCTCTACCGCTTTCCGTGCCGCATCTCCCTGTGCCACGGCTACCTGAGCAGCAGTAGGTTGGTCCGGGAAGAAAACCTGCCCAAAATCGAGGTCTTTAATAGATTGAGTAAGAGGCACGTTTCGGAACGGAACAGTGGGATCCGGAGGCGGCGGCGCTTGAAGCAATTGATCCGTAAATTGATTAAAAGGTTGATTTGCATCTAACGCTCCGGCTGAAAGGTTGATGTCTCCGGGTTGCGGACCTACAGCTATCGGAGCCTGTGCCTTTAACAGGGCTTGTGCTTGTGCTGGGGCTTGTGCCTGTACTGGGTCGGTAACAGTAACAGCTTTTTGATCTCGCAAAAACTTAGGTAAGAACTCTCTTGCTGAAAAAGCCTCTTGTCCCGTTAATACTCCGCCTAATCTGCTAAACCCAGAGCTAAGTAAATTAGGATTAAGCGCACTTTTCACATTACTGATAGCGCCGGACACACCACCGGACAGGCTGCCGCTTATACCTGCGCCGATTCCGCCTACTACACCACCGAGAGCCGCGGTTCTAAGAGCATCTTTTAAATTACCCCCGTTTAAAAGACTGCCAATACCACCACTAATCGCACCCGCGTAAACAGGTCCAACGAAAGGAGTGAGACCTATCGTAAGCAAAACAGGCGCGGCTTTCTTAATAACCTTACCGATCTTTTTAACAGTCTTTTTTACGGCTCTAGCAACAGAAGATACCGCTTTTTTAGCGGCTCTAAATATTTTCTTGAAAAAGAACTCTGGTAGACCTGTCTCAGGGTTTATAGAGTTTTCCCCTGATCCAACGATATATCTCTCTGGATCTTCAACGCCAAGCTCTCTAAGATGGTCAAAAATAGACTCTTTAAGCTTATCATTACCTTGAATAAGGGCCTTCGGTATAACAAGCTCGCCTGTTTCAACGTGGGCTACCGTGTCGTCGCCATATCGCCCATATGACGCCATACGTCGTGCAATATTATTAAAATTAGCAATACCTTGATCGCCAAAAGCCTCAATAGTCTCTTGTTTTTCAAGAGCCTCTATTTCAGCGTCATCCATTATGAAATCGGCGATACCGCCTGCGGGAAGTATTTCTTCTTGTAAAGCAGCGTTTTGTGTCATGTTTTACACCATTTAAAGCTAGGCCATCTTACATAAAACACATAAGGTGGTCTACGTTTATCCTATCGTAACAGAAACGGTTCCCACTGCTCCCGTTCCTGTACTGCCCGCAACATGCGGATTGTTTGCCCTGGATATTTTTAAGAACCCATCTACATCCATGACCGAACCTACTTCAAGCCCCACATCGTTATTTGGCAAGTCCGTAAACACCATCGTCGTGTGCCGACCCTCACCGGGCTGTTGTGTCTGCAATAAAAAGAGCGACAAGGCTCGAACTAAATCGTCAAAATAAACAGGAGAGTAAGTGCGGGGTGGCACCGAAAAAGTAGGAGGAACTAAAGACCTACCACTCATCGTCGCCCATCCTGTTTAACATCAAGTCTAGTTGAGCCCAGTCGCCAGGTTACTCCCAACTCCGTTGTCTCTACTCTAACACCTACAGCCCTGCCGCGTAACCGCACATGATTTAATGTCGCCGTGTTTGTAACATCGGTGGCAAAAGACTGTGTATATCCCGTTCCGGGAAAGTTCTCTGCTTTTAGCGTAAAAACGGCTGTTCGATTGGCTGTCGCAGGTGAATCCAAAAAGCTTATATCAGGAATTAATCTGCGAACAAAAGCAAAGTTCTCTCCATCTCCTATATCTACAGGACTGCTTTCTATGAACGCAGAGAGTGCTGATCCATCGTCATCCGCACCGTTTTCGTGGTTGAACAAGTAAGCCCCGCTTGCCGCTATTGGAAACTCGTTAATGCCTCTATCTAACCAAGCGGTCCGTGCTAAAGAGCCAAAGTACCAAACCTGTTCATCGTAATTGAAGATGACATACTTGTCATTAGAAGAGGCACTGGCTGAAGGATAGAACCAAAACACTTCGCCAAACTCAGTGTTCAAGCCTGCATATACCTGCTCTGCTTGAGTAAAATTAAAATCGTCAAAGACAGTATCACGAACCGTGCAAGGTAATGGCTTGACCGTGCCATCATACACATAGAAACGTCCATTACCCATCCAGAACACGGCGTCTCCTGCGGCAACCGCGGCATTCGGTCCAAGGACCGTGACCCCCGTAGATATTTGCGTAAGCCCAAAGGTAAAGGGAGGACCTATAAATTGTAGAGAATGAGCAGAGTTATCAGTAAGAATAAACACCTCTCGCCGTGTCTCGGTTACTGACACTATCTGTGATCCCGAACCAACCACTAAATCCCCTGCGGTATTCGTTGCGGAGGGAAGCCAGTCGGTGGCGTTCTCTTGTGAAGAGAAACGGATAAGTAATTTATCTTGCGTGGAGGATCCTATGGGATTGCAACCAAAGACAAGAACATGTCTGTCGCGGTCGGATACAAGAACCTTTCTAGCCACTGTGGGGGCGTTACTATCTAAAGTTGATAATTCAACCGCTCGTGTTGTTAATCCGTTTGTTCTGTCCCAGTAGTAAATAGACCCGTCACGAATGTTAAAAAGTAAGTCTTCACCAAAGTTGTCTTGACTGAAGATACGTATGCTACCGCCACCCGCAACGGTGGTTGCGGCTGAACCCCACGTGCCACGGCCCCAGGTGCCTGCACCCCAACCTGTGCCTGGAACAACCGTATCTATACCAATATTAATTTGGTACTTCGCAACAACGCTTCCCCCACCATTACCTGAATCGGAGGAGTTAGCGGCAACAGATGTTGTTATCGTATAGGTGTTCGCTGTCGGAACAGTGACTATCTCATATTCTATGTTTAAGATAGCAGCGGTTATGTTACCACCTAACGTAGCGGCACCGCTAAAAGTTACAAAGTCACCTACGATAGCACCGTGACCACTATCTGTTACCGTGATAGTGGTTGACCCATTGGTTGCGGCAAAGGTAGCGGCATTAGTTGTCGTTTTACGAATTGGGGTTATATCGTTAAAGGCACCACCCTCTGCGATATAAAACTTCTTATGTGTGCCTACACCTAAAAACTTTGAGCCATCTAACGCAATCCAAGCGTGTAGAGATCTACAAGTTCCTAAAAAAGTGTTCAAAGAATATTTAATCCATCCACCTAATTTTTCAGGAAAGCCAAACCTAAACCTAACTTTATCACAATCATTCCAGCCGCCTTCATTAGAATAAGCTGTAATTTCTGTGTTGACTCCAGGTCTAAATTTAAAGGTGGAAAGAGGCATTAATCTTCCGCTTGTTTTACACTCTCAATAAGTTGATTAGTCATGACCGACAAAGCCGCATCAACTTGATCTAACTTAAATTTAATCTGTGCTTTTTGTGTTTGAAGATCCTTAATCTGAGCAATAAAATATTTGCTATTGTCTTGAAGATCTTCTTCCTTGTAATCAACACCGTTGATATTAACTACGTTTGTCTCAGCCATTACCAAGGCACTCCTGATCCTTCAGTTGGGGTTGCTTTTTCTGCAATTTGATTAGCTACATTAGACTCTATTGAATCTACTTCATCAGAACCCAGAACGTCTTTTGCCCACTCCACCGCTTTTGTTTCTGTAATATCTGAGTAAGCCGTGAAGTCAGATAAATCGTCGGTAGGAATCCTCGCGGTGCCATAGCATCTTCCTGAGTTTCCATCTGAATCTTGATCTTCACAATTCCAATGTACGTTAAAAACCACATCGGTTTTTCCACTCAAACTTTTATGAAAATCAAGATTATTTATTGTCCATGTCGCTGCCATTTTTTTTCTCCTTAATTTAGCAAGCCATCAATACACATGGCACAAGGTATGAGCCATCATCATAAGTATGTGAAACGTGTGTGCTGGTGACCTTTGCAATCGTTTTTGATCGCACGATATCATCGCCTTGTGGCTTCGCTGTGCCATCCCCCGCACTCATCAGCAAGTCACCTCGTGCTATTGTTGTGCCACTAGCGATACGAATAACCATGTCGCCCGTCATTGCGATATTCATATCGTTTACACGACTACTAGCGTAGGGGTCGTCATCAAGATCTTTATCTTCATTCCAATTAATAAATACACCAGCTACATTTACGTCACCTTCTACAGACGATACAGCCATGCAGTTTAATTGTTCGTTATTTTTAGTTTTTCCATCCTCGCTAGTCCAGACAGCCATCTTGTCAAGGTTGGTCATTACCGTACCTTTGAGCAAGCCATCAATGCGTTTTCCATCTGTAGTTTGTGACCAACGTCCTAAGTGACCACCGTTGTAAGTTACAGTGCTGCCAGACACAATGATGCTGCCTTCATTACTGTTATCTTGTCTAAAAACTACAAGCGTTCCGTCAGTGTCCTCCCTATTGACATAAAGTCCTGCGCTTGTGCTTGTTGTACCAAGAAAACCAGCATCATTAGCATGTGTTTCAACACCGGGACTAGCCAACCCTGCCGCTGCCTTTCTTACCAAAAATCGTCCAGAAGTATCAAAACGAGCAATTTCAGTAGTTGTATCGTTTGCTCTATCTAAATTATTGAATGTAAAAACTGCGGCACTAGGTTTATTGAATTTATAATTTGCTGACCCAATTCCTAATCCGTAAAAGTTCGTTCCATCATCATAAAGACCAAAGACTTTGTTAGCGACAAGTGCGCCAAGAGATAATCTAGCGGCAGGGGCTGTAGCTCCAATGCCAACATTACCTGCCGCAGTAATACGCATACGCTCTGTATTATTAGTTCCAAAAAGCAATGGATTGTTGGATACATTCTTTAACTGACTACCACCATTTGACGCTATAAGTTGAACGGTATCTGTGCTAACAATCTGAATTACACCATCATTACGAACGTCCAGTGCTGTGCCACCTGATGGGGTAGTTCCAATTCCAACCGCACCACTTGAATCAATACGCATGACCTCCGCAGCAGCTTCTGATGATGCTGTTTTAAACACCAGAGACGTAGCGTTTGAACTAGCTGAAAAGTCACCCTCTGACACAGCTTCTATACCAGCGGCTACCAGTATAGCATCTGTACCTGCCCCTTCATCAGGAGCTTGGAAATTAATTACTCCAAGTTTGTCACCAGCAGCTATATCCGTCTCACCTGTTTGGATTGTAAGAACGAAAGGATTATCATCACCCGTTGCAGTTGATTTGAAAAACAACCCATCGTCAGGATCGTGTGTAATGGTTACATCAGTATCTGCGCCAAAACCTAAAACTGCATTATCACTGTTAAGGGTTACATTATCTCCAAAATTTACTGAACTAGCAAAGAGACTTGAGACTGCCGCACCGCTTCCTGCACCGTCAGCAAATATAATATCAGCATTACCATTTGGTATCGTTACATTGGCACCTGTCCCTTGGCTAAACACAGCAGATTGACCACTAGCGTTTTTCACAAAATATAACTTATCTTGGTCGTTAGGACTGATAGTGATAGTGTTTGTTCCAGTAGGAGATCCAGCCAAAGATAAGACTTTGAACATACCGTCTGTAAGTGAGCCATCCGTGGTCGTCAGGGTGTGTGAGGTTCCAGAGAGTGTGATACTTCCCACACCGTTCAGAGCACGATCTATGATGTCAAAGTTTGTGTTAGTGGTTTCACCCCACGTCCCCGACTGATCCCCGGTTTCAATTTTTTCAATGCCATTATTAGCTGTATATGTAGAAGTCATGATCTATCTCACTATGCGGCTTTACGTTTTGTTTCTTGCCAATTAGGCGTTTGACTAGGTGTTAAAGAAGTCCAATTAGGTGTCTGACTAGGTGTTATACCCGACCAATTAGGTGTCTGACTAGGCACTATCAGTCCCCATACATTTACGTTTGACGTTTCACCTGTGGCAGAAACACCAGTAAGCGAAACTGTAATACCCTGTCCCTCAACAATAGTGACAGAGCCAACAGAACCAGTTCCCGCAACTCCTGTGACATCAACATTACCATCAGCCGATACCGTAACGCTACCTAAACCTGTGGTGCCTGCCACACCTGTAGCATCGACGTTGGCATCACCAGTGGCGACAACTGATCCTAAACCTGTGGTTCCGGCAACCCCTGTAACATCTACATTGGCATCCGCTGATACTGTGACAGAACCAACAGACCCTGTTCCTGCCACCCCTGTGACAGCAACATCAATACTAATAATTACTGTAACACTACCTAATCCAGCTGTAGCACCAGGGACAGCGACATTCTGTCCCCATCCCGCAGACCCCCAAGCCTGCGTTGAGGAGTTCCATCCCTCGAATGCTACTTTTATGTCGGTCATTAGGCTATTCTAATTATCGCCGTTGTTGCACCAGCTGATGGAAACTGAACAGTAAAATCCCCAGAAGAACTTGATTTATCGCCTCCAAAATCAAGAACACACACAGAAGTATCTCCAGTCGTGTCTTCATTGAATATTAAGGCACCCCTAGCCGTTATAGTTGAACTGCTAAAAGTTGTGTCGGCAAAATCAGTTAAGGCTGTAGTGCCACTGGTTGAGGGATCGACTCTCGTAAGAGTGTTTCCCTTAGCCGTGTATCCAGTGCCTGATACCTCATTACTTGTGGTATAAGCAGTGGTTGTGGCGTCTAGGGTGGCGCTACTTGTATACAAAGCTAATTTAAAAGTGCTTCCGCCTGAATTTAAAAAATTGTGCTTTGCCTCAAGTAACTCTTTTTTAAAACTTGTACACATTGCCTGGGTAATAGACATCTTATAATCTCCTAATCATCTCTGCTAACTCAACGTGACCTGCTTCTTTTAAAGCGTTGTATACCGTAGTTCTATCTGATTTTATGGCCTCTTTCATGTAAAAAGCCACCACAGACTCCATGCTTTGTTTAAATGCTTCTGCTTGATCTCTTATAACAGGTGGGGCGTTTTCGGAGACAGACATTAGTTTATTAACACAACGGTGAGCCACCTCTTCCGGAGTCCACCCGCGATTTAAGGTAGTCTCAACATCTACATGAAAATCGTCCGGCATATTTATGTTAACGTCAAACATTACGTTCTAGGCCTTCTTGGTAAACCATCACGGTAAGCGTCACTGTTCTCACGAGCCTCTGCGAGATCTTTAAGTCTCTGTAGAGATTCCGTGAACCTGTTGTTGTACAGGGTTAAGAGATCTGGCTCACCCTTCATATAAGTGTATGCCTCAACTAAAGAAGCATACAAGATGGTGTTTGGAGCATTGGTGCTTATCCAAGTAGTGCCACTATCGCCCCCGGCGGTTAAACTGGCGGGTCTATAAAAATAGTGTAACTCACTAGAGTAATTAGCATCCGGTGTGGGAGCTATAATGAAGTTATCTACATCAAACAAAGCGTAGTAAACAGGTTGCCCCGTCGTGGAACTATTAGGGTTATATTCTTGCACAAAGTTTACATCTTTCTGTAATAGAAAAACTTTGCTACTAGAGACTTCTATAGACAGAGAAAAGGACGCTAAGTAATCATCTGGAGCGTTTAAAAACTTATCACCAGTAGTCATGACACCCGTGACGTTTTTTCTAAAATACTCTAAGTCTACAAGACCCAAAATCCTATCTTCGGCGGCTCTTATAAAAACAGGTAAATTGGTGACAAAAGACGTTTCGGTGTTTTCCGTAAAGTCTTGTATTGCTGTTTTAAGTTCTGCAAATGTAAAACTCATTGCTTACACCACCACTGTTACGTTACCCACCTGCCCTGTAGCCTTTATGGGAATAAGATCTTTCCCAAGAGGAGCTACACCCACAAGAATAACAAAAGGCTCGTTTCTATCGGGTCGTGCGTCTCTCAAAGCTTGAACATCTGCTACCGTATGAAAAGGACCTAGTTGCGGTTGTTTTGCCTCAAACTCATCTTTACCAACTAAAGCACCGTTCCATTCTTTACGCATGTCTCGATACCGATATCGAAAACCAGAACGATCCGATATTGCGTATGCGTATTTTCCAGAAGCAAATTTAGCCATTAATTCGTCTTAAAATACTGATATTGTGGCACCACATTATATGACGCTCTGTCTCTATCCTCTGTAGCCGCTCTCTCAAACTCTTCTTCATAAACAGCCTTTAACAGTTGAACCCTGTCTGGCGCTCTTTTCATCGAGAGATAATACGCTAACCCCGCTGCAAGGCATGGATAAAACCTAAACGGAACCTCAACAGTATTTGTAGGTGTATCCGCGTCTTGTATTCTTGTGAGCGCGTCATAAACAACCGTGTCAGTGCTGTTCTCAGGAACAGGCCATATCTTTAAATTAGGCGTTATCTGCCTATCCAAAAAGAACTGATTAGGGCGTCCCTGAGTTGTCTTAGTCGGGATGTTCAAAAACTGACTCCTGCTAAGACGCTCTAACGCAAAATCCGTGTTACTTCGTCTAACCACGGCTGACAGAATATCTATAACATCTGTTCCTATAGAATATTCGCCGTCAGCGGCGGTAAGAGCCTGTGTTCGTTGCTCAATAGTCCATTGATTAAGACCTCGATTAGCCCAGTCCGCAAACAGAATATTAAGAGAACGACGTGTAGTCTGGAGGTCGTAACCTGTACGAACCTCCAAACCGCATCGTTCAAACGCCTCTTCTACGTAATCAGCGACGTTTAGCTCAAAATCTGTGCTTCCTGAAGTGGTCATTACGCCATCTTAACTAGCTTAAAACCTTTTGCTTTGGCTGCTTTGCGGATCTGCGCTACACTCATAGCCTTTCCGCCATCTTTCATCATCATGTCAGGCTTTTTAGCCATTCCACCGCCGCGCATCATTGTGGGCTTTTTAGCCATTCCGCCGCCACGCATTTTCATTGGTTTCTTAGCCATTCCGCCGCCACGCATTTTTACAGGTTTTCTACGAGGTTTCATTGCCATGTTCTAGTCTCCTATATAGATCACGTCGTTGTTGATATATCTCAGAGGCATTAAACTCATCAAGATAAGAGTCATAATAACCCTTTTCTTTTATTTTGTCTGCGCTTTCCTGTATTTTTGATAAACGCTGAACGAATATCAAAGCATACGGTTCTTCTACCAGACACTCGAAAGACCCGTCATCAATAAAATCATTTGCTTCTTCAAACGGATGAAACCCCATGAGCCAAATATCTTTATCAATAAAGATGCCTTGAGATATGGCGTTATTTAACTGTTTCAAATCATCATCAAAATCATCAGGACTTTCTTGAAAAGCAAAATCAACGATTATTACAAGGTCTTTAGTGTCATCAAAACAAGATACCGCGGTATAGATGTCTTGTTTGTGAGCGCAGTATTTAAAGACAAAATCTACTTTATCGTCTTTCCATGCGGAGCGAGCATAGGGGCAGGCAGGTAAGTTGTTAAAATATTTATTGGGGACCTCTAAGGCATGTTCTGACCATGCCTTAATTTCATTTATAACGTCTTTTTCAATCCCCGAATACATTAAGCTACTGCGCCTTTAACCTTTCTTTTCTTAGCAGACATTATCACCCCACAACCTCGTGGGACGACGCCGCCGGAAGCCAAGCTTACTTTTGCTTTTTTAGTATTTGCGACAACCGTTTTACCTTTAGCGCCCGCAGACTTCTTTTTACGAGCAGTTTTAGCTCTCTCACTTTTCGACAAACTTTTAGCTTTAGACCTTGGTAAGCATCTATCAGGGTTTTTCTTATCCTTTGAAGTGCCGCAAGGACCTTTGATTTCACCATCGGTTCCAATCCTTACCCAATCTTGTTTTAACCACTCTTTTAACTGACCCATCTAACGACC